TCACGCCCCTGTTGGGCGTGATCCTCAATGTTGAACGAACGTTCACCAATCCAATGTATGTCAACGGCATATCGTCTCACTCGCACTCCGGCTTCCTCAGAATCTATCTTGCTTACGCAAGTAGGTTCCGGAACTCCGAAACAAAACCCTCGGTGGTGGTCATTTGAAGTACCTAGCTACCAAACTAGGTACGAGATGATCACCCCAAATTCCGAAGGGTCCCACCGCGCATGGAAGAACTTCTCGCACTACAAAATAGTGCCAGGGGGTTTAACTACGGGCGGAGGTATGGGTGGGTTACCGGTCCTCACCAATTCCTCGTTTCCATCATGGATCGAGTATGGTGTGGGCAAGGCAACCTATTTGGGTGCTTCACTCAAAACAAGTGGAGGTGGGACGGTACAGCCGTACGGCGACCCGGGAGAACTAAATCTTGGTCTCCCGGCGTTTAGGGCCTCTCTTCCGGATGGGGAATTCGTACCCCCACCGGCGGACCTTGATTTGCATTTGCAACGTGCGTTAAACGTCATGTTGCCGAGCATTAAGGCTGAGATGAGTCTTGTCAACACTATAATAGAGTTGAAGGACTTCAAAAAGCCCATGAAACGAGTTCTCGAGTTCTTCCGAACCCCTAAAGGGTGGAAGCTCTTCGCTGCGGCTCAAATGAGCAAACGAGCGTTAAGAGAACTAGACGTAAGGGTAGCTGGTGCTTACTTAGAATATAAGTTTAACATCAGCCCACTCATATCTGACATTTGCGCGATTTATCGCGTCATGTCCGAGACCAAGTCACGATTAAATGACTTGATATCTCGTCAAGGCTGTATCCAGCGTAGGCACTATGCCTTCAACTGGAACGAGTCTCCGTCATATACTTACGAGCAATGGGGAACGGTTGGTTTCTTGGACTATACCTATCGGTTAAATCCAGGTTGCAACTATTGCCAATCTCGTGAGGTCTTTACGGAGCCGACAGTGTTTCACGCTATGATTGAGTACAATTACAATTTTACTCAATACGGTTTGCAGACAGCTGCACTGGGAGCGTATCTAGACGGTCTCGGGGTCAAGTTGAACCCGCAGATTGTCTGGAATGCGATCCCTTTCTCCTTCTGTGTCGACTGGGTTCTCGGAGTTAACCGATATCTCAGCCAATTCAGTTGGAATAACGTGAATCCGAAGATAAACATACATCGCTTCCTGTGGTCCATTAAGCGGGAACGGCATATCAGAGTCCAGAAATGGGCTTTGAATAGCGCAAAGTTTCCTCAACTTCTTGGTAACAGGATAAGCTTGCCGGAGGTCTACGAAAATTCCTACCGAAGGAAAATCGGGATCCCGTCAAGGAGCTCAATACAATTGGGCGGGTTGAACCCGCAAGAGTTCACCCTCGGCGCGGCGATGGTCATAGGATCATCGCTAAAGCGTCACAATCGTGGGAGGTAGTACCTCTCCACGGAAACATAGTGGTTCAGGGATTCGCACCCCTGTGATTACTTAATTCACGCGTAAAGCATGTTAAGCAACGACCTCATTACAAACGAGATCAAGAACAGTGCCGGGGTTGAAGTGGAATTCACTCACCGCGACACCGAAGGCCGGACCAGGACGTTCCTACAAAAGTCGGAACCTCCCGGTCTTCCCCACCGCCTCAGTATTAAACACACTGAGACCGGTTCCGGGGTGAAACTGCGTCGTCGTTCGGCAATCCGATTCGACAAGACCACAGTGAGTACTGTGGATCTCGTGACGCCTATCACCAACTCTGCGTACATCGTCATCGATAGCCCTATTGGGCACATGTTGACGAACGCGGAACTTGTCAATGTCATCGCTGAACTGCTGTCGTTCTGCGCCACAACTGGTGCAGCTACGACGGTACTGTTCGATGGCACTGGCAACGGGGCCAAGAGTCTGATCGAGGGTAGCCTCTAAGAGGACTACCACGCACTCGACAGACTTGTTCTGTAGTAAACGGATAACTTGGGGGGGCTTAAGACCCCCTCCCAAGTTTGCACACGGGAAAGCCAAATCAAATGAATGCAACATTAACCGCCCCTTATGGGCAGCAAGTTGAGTACATCGGAGACGACGTTCTCGTCCAACACACCTCGGTGGTGGAAACCCTTCCATTCACTAAGGCGACACGCGTCACTCACTTCCGAGTGAGTAGCCGCTACGACGACTCTACCAAGACTCGTCAGTTGGAATCAGTGCAGGTTTTCAGCCCCCTCACGGGGTGCTGGGAACCGTCCACTTCTGAAGCTAGATCTAAACGAATCGATGGGGCGTCCGTCGCAGAATGGATTCGCGAGGGACACGCCACAAAGCATCGTGATGTGATCTATGTCAAGGACTACGATGAGAACGCAATCGTTCTCAAGTGCCAAGATATGTTCGATGATTTCCTCGAAGACGAGGGGATCACGGAGCTCCAAGATGAAAATCCTGGAGCGAAGGCGATCGGTGACATCATCCTTTGTCGGATGGAATGTCAACGGAACTACTGGATAGACGGATCACTCCGCCATTAAGTAGTGCCTTCCAGCTTCAGTTTACTACCGCAGCAAACTGGCTTGGTTTACGCCAACAAGCATTCCGCTTCTGCGGGGCCTAAACACAGTTTAGTTCTGCCGTTACTGTACGTGTACAGCACGGCGGGACTGAGAACTGTGTCCCCAAAGATCGGCGGGAGGTTGTCGGGCAGACCAGAGACAGCGTCCTTTCGGACTGCGACGTTCTGTATGCTAACGTGTACAGGTACGCCGTTTGGAATCGTTCGAAGGAACGAATCCATGGATGTTGTTTTCATATGTTTCTGACTCCGCTTCAAGCGGACAAGGGACATTGGGCTAGTTGTTGTGTCGTTACGGGTCATGGAGAGGTTGTACATGCTCTAGGAAGTTTACCTTTATGGAAACTGATAAGAGCCTAGATGAGTTTGAAATCATCGCTGCACTCCTCCATGACGTCTCACGACTGCATGGATTGGTGTTCAACACTCGTAGCTTACGGCTGACAACTAAAAAGGTCAGCAACCGTCTACGTTCGGAAGGCTTGGGTTTTCTCACGAAAACTTTGCCCCGTCTCGGTAAGGCGCTTGAAAAGGCGCTTAACGGAGTATCCAAATTGTCAGCTGTCGAGCTTGGGTTCTCACCCATGCCTGATAGTGAACTTCCGAGGTTTCTCGGTGAGTTCTTTCAATTGGTACTCTCCCCAGACGGAACTGCCCTTCCGGAACCCTGCACAGAATGTGTCAAGGTAATAAGGCAAATCGCGTACTATTTTTACAAGTACGAGCTACCCTATACAGATGAACAAGAACAAAAGGTTACAGCCGCGTTCGAAAGAACCGAGCTGGAACTTGCTGAAACTGATACTCTTCTTCCTACTCAGGAAGAGATGGTATCTTACACTACTGCTTGGCGTAATCGTAGGCTGCAAAAGCCTAGAGCTGAAGACGGAGAAATTCCGGATTCGTTTTCGCAGCACGTCCGAGTCAAACATGACTTGGATCGTGCAGCCCGACGCCGCTTGGAAGTAGCTCGCAGTGCGAGGTCACTCTTAACGAGTGTTTTCTCACACTTCGATCCCTATGACATCCACCCTAGGCACGGACCTGGGGCCGTTTCCACAAAGGAACGGCTTTCGGAGAAGTACCTATGGGAAAATGTCTCGGATCGGATTACGGATATGTACCCTTTCGACGCATACTTTTGCGCCTCACAGGGGCATGTCTGTGATAGTTACGAGGATTTCTCCTCGATGACTGGTGTTTCTAATTCGGCCAAGGTTGTCCTTGTGCCGAAGGATTCGCGAGGGCCGCGCCTCATCTCGTGTGAACCAGTGGATAACCAA